ATTAGAACCTGTATTTTTTGCAACTGTTTCAGATATTTCAGCCAACTGCCATCAACACGTCCCTGAGCCAACTGTTCCAGTAATCGCCCGGTTCTACAGTACCGGACGCTGTATTTCTGTCGACATGCCTGTTCGCCCAGCGCATTGGCTATCCAGCTCTTACCGCATCCTGTCGGACCGGTTATCAGTAGGTTTTTCCTGTGGATTATGTAGTGGCCGTTCAGCAGTTCCCTCATCTGTTCAGCCCGCAGACCTCTTGAGGCCGGATAACGCAGCCCTTCCGGTGTTGCCTGATATTTCAGGCAGGCATTTTTTCTCAACCGTGCCACACGACTGTTTTCTCTGCTCAGAAGCTCGTCATCAACCAGCAGTGTCAGCCTTTCCTCGAACGACAGTTCGTCGTAAGTCTGAGGCGTTTCCCGTTGCCGTATCAGGCTCCCGGCCATCGCCGGGAGTTTCAGTTGGGTCAGTTTGTTTAACAGATTATCACTCATACGGTTGTTCCTTCTGTCAGTGATAGTAGCCAGGACCACGCAGGTTTTCATGCTCTGAAGCATATGCCGGATGTTGTTCGCCCTGGCGGGATAACGGAAGCTCAACGTTATCCCGATGATGACGCAGCAGATTGTCGATAAAGCGTCTGTCCGGGGCGTTATAGTGCAGGGCAACGTAACAGGCCTTTTCCAGCCGTTCCGGGCCGTATTTTTTCTGAAGTGCCAGCAGACCCAGGACTGCACGGTAAGCCAGCTCCGGATGGGGTTTGGCTTTCAGCATGGATTCAACCACCCGGCCTGTGGACGGACCTGTACGGTTTCCCTGCTCGATAAGGCGTTCCGGTGTCCATGTCCCATGCCGCCGGTGGCGTTCTGGCATGTGAAGCGGATTGGTTGTGTGTTTATATTCATGTGTGCTGCGCGGATGTTGCGCCACACACTGCCCCTTGTGCCAGAGCTGTACCACCGACTGCCCCACCTTCAGTGACAGACGCTGACCGACCAGTTCGTGTGGAACGGAGTACCAGTGACGGGCATATTCAACGTGGTAGTCAGGGCCAACCTTCACGGCTTTGTATTCCGTGTATTCATAAGGCTCCAGAGGCAGCGGAGAGAGTGCTGGTGCATCCAGCATGCGGAAGCGTTCTGCGCGGGTTTGATTACCGTATCCCTTCATTGGTCGGTTATTCATGTCCGTCAGCAACTCCCGAAGGCGTGCATTCAGCGCCCTGAGCGTGTGGAAGGTTTCATTACGGATGCGGGCAAGAAGCCATCGCTCGACGATGAGGACGCCGTTTTCTGCTTTTGGTTTATCTTTAGGTTTGCGCGGGCGGGCCGGGATAATAACCGTGCCATAGTGCTCAGCCAGCGCCTGATAACTGTCGTTGATGACAGGCTCATAGCGATCGGCTTTTTTCACTGCGCTTCTGAGGTTATCGGGGATGAGCAGCTTCGGTACGCCGCCCAGGAAGGTCAGGCAACGGCTGTGGGCATTTAACCATGACATCATGTCCTGACCTTCGCACGCTTCAACATAGGTATAGTTGGACGCCCCCATTACAGCCACGAAGATTGCCACGCGGCGTATCTCTCCGGTGTCCGGATTAATAACAGGGACCGTAGGACCACAGAAGTCGATAAAGAGCTTTTCGCCAGCACGATGCTCCTGTCGCATGGAGAGGCGTCGCGTTTTTTTCCACTTCCGGTAGCAACGGCAGAAGTGTGAGTATCCCATCGCTTTGTCACCCGCCTGTGCCTTGTATTCCATCCACAACAGTTGGCGCGTCACGCCAGGTTTTCTCATTTCCGTATCGAAGTACAGCATGTCAGGCATAACAAGCTCTGACGCAGAGGTGTCTTTGGGCGGGAAAATGAGTTTCTCCAGCGTGTCATGGGATATATCCGCAGGTAATGGCCATGACAGAGAAGAGGCTTTGAAGCGGGCAAGAACCTCAAAAACGGTTGAGGCGCTGATGTGTAACGTCAGTCCGATACAACGGTTAGTCAGCTTCTTATCGAACTTGAGCTGAAGGATCTTAAAACAAGTTTCCATAGTGCTCCTGGATTTTCTCTTTTTGGACATTGACGTCTCCACTGGTTTAAACACGGCAATGGAGACTGTGGTGAAAAGAGTTAATTCCCGGAGTGACTGGCGAATTCCANTCAATGATCGGAAGTATGCCAAATCGTGATCGATTGTGATGCCAAACTGTGATCGGAGATGGATGCCAAATCATGATCGATTCGAATGCCAAACTGCGATCGATTCAGATGCCATTTTGCAATCAGCGCCAGAACAGCAGCTGACAGGCCGTATTTGATTTTTGCGCTCATGGATATTTATCAGGATGCTACCAATGAAAGATACTGGAAAGCCAACTGCAAAAAGCTAACAACCCGTAATCGAGTTATCAGAACTGTTAATTTTTATGGTATACCGCGCCTCTGAACAGGGGCGCGTTTCTGGCAACAGCTCGTCCCCTTCACATAACCCGGCAGCAACATCCAGGAAGACCTGTCTGATGCTCCTTCTGGCTGCTGCCTCATAAAACTCCAGCGCGGCACCTTCAACACGGTCCAGCGAGATGTCCAGGTCAAAAATTTCACCGTCAAAGCGTTTTTTGTCCCGTAACGCTAAAGTTACCGTAACTTTATTCTCAAAATTGCGGATCCCTTTCACAATCAGTTCATAGTTTTGAGTCATTGAATTACTCTCCCCGTGCAGCCTTACGACGGTCCTCTCTGATTTTGAAATACAGGTTAGTCAGATATGTCAGCAGCCCAAACAGCAGACTCCCCAGCACGCCTATTGCCGCCCACTGAGACGGGGAAACCCTGTCCAGCAACTGCAGGAACCAGTAGCCCGTTCCCACCGCTGACGTGGTGTATGACACACCTGTTGTGATTTTTTCCATCTGGTACATACCCCGTCTCCCGTTATCCGGAAGCTGACAACAATAAAAAAAGCCACCAGTTAAGTACTGATGGCTCTGATAACTCATGCAGGCATCTCAGACGACCCACTGACACTACCGGTGAGTTTAACGATACCTTCCATTTGGCTGGCTCACTTTTTATGATGATGCCGGTGCATTTATCTCCAGCACCAGACTTTCTATCTCAACGCCATACGCTGCATTTTTGGTAATATCCGTCAGCGTCAGCGCATTCAGCCCCAGTGTCAGACTGTCTTTTATGACCTGGAATGCCGGGCCAGCCACTCCATTCAGTTTCGGAGTAACCGTGGCACTGCCGGCGGTGAACACCAGCTCCAGCGTCAGCCAGTCGTTACTGTAATTCCCGAACTCGCCCAACTTTGTGTTTCCTGCTTTCTTGTGATGCATCAGATTCAGTTTGCCGTCTGTGGTCTGGGTGAAGAACGACATCAGGAACGGGTTACCAGTCCCGGTCATCGCCACGACGTCAGGTAACGCTACATCGGTATACAGATAAATTCCCAGACCGAACTGGTTGTTGGTCAGTGCGCCTGACAGTCGAAACTTACAGCTCAGTCTGCCACCCCGTGTCAGCAGGGAGACTGCGTCATCCACCGGGCGCGTCAGGGACCAGGCTTTATTGCTCTGCTTGGTGATCTTAAATACACCATCTGACAACTGAACTCCGCCATTCTTAATGCTCCAGCCCTGCGCAGCAGCGTCTCCGGCTGTCGGCAACAGGGAGATTGTGCGTATGGATGCATCTTCAGACGGCCCCGATGGCGTGTCGCCGCCGGGCGAGGGTTTGATTTCCGGTGCCTTACCACTAATGAAGGCTAAGGTGCGACCGGCTACGTTCAGAATAGCAGTTGCCATACGATCGGGAATAATGCCACGACGCGCCCATGAGCTGAAATGCGTCGGGCGATTTGATGATACCCAGTTTTTGTTCGTTCGGGATGCCGAACCGTAATAACCAGACCCGGCAATATCAGGATCTTCTGACGGGTTGTTTGTCGGTGTATTAACTCCGCTACCATCGGTCATAAAGGGAACAAAATAAATCTGCTGGGATTCTTTACCTTTATATGCACCATATACCACTTCATATTGCGTACCGTGTTCTTGTTTCCACGCGTATGTCGTGTCGCCACAAATCCAGGGGACTGATGCCGGACTTCCACCGTGACACTGCGCCGCCAGCCCGGCAAGGTCAGCACGGAACTGCTGTACCATTGCAAGAAATGCTGCTGGCTGCTGGGCGTAACTGGCATTCGTCATATCGAATTCCCCCTGCATCCAGCATATCGCCAGCAAAACGTTTTTCGGGTTTTTCTGCAATGCTGCCTTCGTGCGGAAAAGCAGATCCTGATATAACGGCTTACCCACTCCCCAGCGAGCCGAATCCTGACTGGCCCCCGTGGACTCGCTGAATGTCCCCTCCGTGCCCTGGGTGAATGCCGAACCACCACGACAGCATGGTACCAGCAGGATCCCCGCATTATTAGGGATATACGGAAGCAGTTTTTTGGCAATATGTAAGCCCTGTCCGACACAGCCGTACTGCCCTTTGCTCAGGTCAGCCCGGGGATGGTTAATCGTACTCATATCCTGAACATCATGCAGACAATGGTCAGCAGGAATGATGTCGTTAAATACGCATACTTCACCACCGGGAGTCACTGTGTTACGACGGGCCAGTTGCTTAATGCGCGGATGGGGCGCATCGTATGAATCCGGAAGCGGAAGACCTTCACCGTAAGCCATGGCATTGGATTGCCCGGCCAGTACGATGACGTAGTACCACTCCGGCTCAGTTGCACCACTGACGACCACATCACCTTCTGCTGCAATCGCCTGCATCAGGGTATAAGGGGTTATGGCCACCGGACTACCAAACGGCTGCCAGCCCTCTTTCAGTTTATGTGTCAGCTTTTCCGCAAGATCTGACGGCGGCGCCGCCCTGACAACATCATAGTGTTTAAATGCCATGGTTCTTTCCACCATCTGAAAAATAATTCTTTAAAATACCTGACATGTAATACAGAAAAAACACAAAACCATACCTTAAATAAAAACCTGATTATCAAGCAGATATGCATGGATAAACTACAAGACGAGATATAAACCACCCTGCATTTAAATAAACAATAAACAACATCAGAAAAATAATTCTGCTCTATGGTTTACATTCAAAAATATCATTTATACTTTTCAGAACATCACCAGCAAGGCATAAACAAGGAAACTAAATGAAGTGGATTGTGATTGATACAGTTATCCAGCCATCATGCGGAATATCTTTTTCAGTCATATGGAGTAAAATAAAATTAATAATCTGGTATCAATCGGATGCTTTCTTACCTCCTGAAAGTATATTTACACTGACTCACACAGGCATCATGCTCAATAACAAAGTGCTACCTGTAACCATTTACAACGTAGTACCATTCAATAAAACATTCTGGAATTCAATCAAAAATAGCCAGGAATGCCCTACAAATACAGATAACGTATTGAATGAATGCTTTAATAACCGTTGCACTCTGCAAATATGTCCTTATGGACTAAAACAACAAAGTCCATAAGGAGTTTACTCACATCTGACAAAATCAATATAAACAGCCCCTCCGGAGAGGGGCTGGAGAGTGGCGCTATGTGCCATTGCATGGTGCCGGGTGCCTCCCGGTGAATTCAGTACCAGCACCTGAATCCGCGATTATCCCATATACCTACTCGCTGATTGCCCCTCCGCACAGGGGGATTCACCATGCCAGTTTCTTTTAACAAACTCCCCGCAAACCAGACAACAGTCAACCGCCTGAATTGTGAAGTATTTAAAAATTTCTCCCGCTAACTGATACCCGGCTAACAGTCTGGCGTTTTCTTTTTCAGCAACGGGAAAGCAACAACCACCACACCCGCCACCAGCACACCGTCAGCCAGCACTGACATTATCCGGCTGCTGCAATGCCATTCACAAAAACAGTAAGCAATCACTTTTTACCGTAACAGGTGATAATCCAGATATGTATCTACCCCAGATGAGTAATCCGAAGTTCATCCATACCACAGGTCCTGGCTATTCTGTTGTACTCCTGAACAAGAGCAAATAATTCTGAATTAGCAACCATGAACTCATCGCAAACCCTCTGTATAGCATCACTATTCAGAATAATAACGTCTCTTCCCGAAAGACGATCAGGAGTACAGAACAAAACTGTCAAACGGCTGAAGGCCTTTGCTCGTGCTGCATTGACTATATCAATACGCTGCCTAAGGATGAAACACCCCGACGCCTCATCAATATTCACTCTACCCACACCATATGAATGATAAATATTTAATGCTGAAAAAACCATTAGACCGTATAACAAACACTCAATCAATACTTAACAGAACTTTTATTTTTGACAAACATAAAATATTTTCAACAATATCCTGAGCCAGGTATATTTCAGTATAAGGCTCTGCCGGAAGGAATCTGGAAGAATGAATATGGCGCGCTGTACTGGATTCGAACCAGTGACCGATTGCTTAGAAGGCAATTGCTCTGTCCGGCTGAGCTAACAACGCTGAATACCGATAATGGACCGCCATCGGGGACCCGCCCCCGCACCAACAACCCTGTTATCGTGTCGTCTGCTCTTCCTGATAAGCTAATGGCGGTTTGTGATGGTGGCCCTTGCTGGATTTGAACCAGCGACCTGGCGATTATGAGTCGCTCGCTCTCACCACTGAGCTAAAGGGCCGGGAGCAGAATAATAACGGTCCGTAATTAATTCCGCAATAAAAAACCCGCTCGGCGGCGGGTTGTAGAAAC